AAGTAATGCGTCATGAGGGTTGGCACGCTGCTCAAGACTGTATGGCAGGTAGTATCAAGAATAGTTTGATTGCTATTATCAAACCTGAAGAAGAAGTTCCTATTGTTTGGCGTGTGATGGCAGAACGCACCTATCCAGCAAATGCTGTGCCCTGGGAAGCAGAGGCAGGTTGGGCAGGTCGTACTGAAGGTATGACTATGAAAGCACTTCAAGCGTGTGCGGCAGGTAAAATGTGGGAAGTATATGAACCTACTCCTCTGACACGCAAATGGTTGGTAGAGAACGGACATCTTCCTAAATAAAATTGCCTTGCTACTCTACTAATGGCGGAAGACAAATCCAAAGTTGTAGAGAAGGAAGACCATGATGAAGATAAGAGTGAAGTCCTTGGTAATCTTGTAAAAGTTGTTGTACTTATTTGGTCTGCCTCTCTCCTGACATTTTCCTACGTTAGACTTCCAAACGGTCAAAAGATTTTAGATTTTGATCCTACCTTCATCGCCTCGGTCTTCTCCGGATCTCTAGCTGCGTTTGGACTTTCTCCTGCTAAGGCAGGTGGTAATGGAAAAACAACGACGAAGAGAAAAGAGGAACCTCCAGTCCAGTCTGCAATTGAACCAAAGCAGTAATTTAATTGTATCGAGAACCACACCTTCAAAAAAAGTCAGACGAGTGTGCTGAACTTTGGAGGGAGTGGTTTTCTTTTTTTGAGAATCCAGAAAAAAAGCATTTGCAAGAAACCAAAAATTTAAGAAAAAAGTGGTGTAAATGTTGTACAGAATTTGGTGAAATGGTAAGTCAGGAAGCCAAGACAAACCCTCGTTACATTAATATAAGAAAGGTATAACTCTACATAGATAGTGTAGTCGCGTAAACTTTTATGAAGTTTATATTCGCATTTTTGGCTACACTTTTTCTCGCAGCTCCCGCATGGGCGGTAGATGTTCAGATGGGTTCAAATGGGAATCTAGTTTTTGATCCAGCAGAGGTTACTATTGCTGCTGGCGAGTCAGTTCATTTCATTAACAACATGTTGCCCCCACATAATGTGGTGGTAGAAGATCATCCAGAATTAAGTCATGAAGCCCTGGCAATGTTGCCAGGTGAAGACTTTGAGGTTGCCTTCCCTGATGCAGGTGACTACACTTATTG